TTCATATTGTTCTCCTTCTGACCTCAAATTCTGCGATTTTTGAGGTCTGATTTTTTCAAACCTCAAATTTCCCGATTTTTGAGGTTTGCCACCGAAATCAATTTCGGTGGCAAACTTCACCATTCTTTTAACGTGTAAGTAATGCTTACACCTTCAATCTTCTTTCCACTCCTGGTATAAGCCATTCCTTCCCATCTTCCTTGCTGATACCCGACTCCATAGTAGGTCTTGTCTCCTGTAGTCATGATTCCAGCTTTGATCTTGTGGTTCTTGTTGAGACTAATCTTGTACACATCAACCTTTTGTTGTTTAGTATCTGGAGTAACCACGGTCCTATCAGTTTTCTCTGTTGCGATTTTCGGCAGGGACTCATCATCGGCGTTAATCTTCCTGGCAGTTTCTTCTGCTGCCGACTCCACAGAGGGAGAAGAAATGTAATAGGTCACATTTGGCTGAGCCGTTTGGATTTTTCTCTGAAGCTGTTCGGCGTTGTCCTTGTCGATGGAAAGTTTTTTTTGGATGGTTTCGGTCTGCTTCAGTTCCTCCGGGTAAATGATTTTTGCTTTCTCGCTCTTGTTTTTATTCCACTCATACACCGCTCCGGCAATCAAACCGGCCACACAAACTAAAATAATTATTGCTAACAGTCTTTTCTTGTTTTCATCCATAAAGTTACCTCTTTTCAAGGCAGTTTTAGAGGTTTTATTTTCTTCCGTTTGTGTGTTTCCTTGCGTAACGAAAGAAAAACGCTCATAGGTCAAATATGAAAGCCTATGAGCGCTTTGCATGTTTTATTCCTGATTCACGAATAAATTCTCATCGTACATGTAATTCCCGTCAATATTGTAGCCGTTGTAATTGTCCGTCCACTGCCATACGTACCCCTGAATGTCATCATGAGGACCCCATTCGGCGTTCCAGATGGGACAGCCCAAACCTTTCCAATCAATTACATCAGATAACCAACTATAGGAAGCGTAGACGCCCCAGTTAAGACCGATGGTTTCGCCAAATACAGCACACATAGAAGAAACAGTTCCTGGGTCCGGAGCCCAGCCGGGGTCTTCTGCGTCCGGATCATCCGGATCCGGAATGGTAGCGGGGTCGCGAGGGAACTCATGATTCTCTTTCCAGTGATCCGCGTCTTCCATATCATAAAACACGGGCAGTTCCAGGAGCACGCCAGCTTCATCAATGGCTGCCCGGCAGTTTTCGGCGTTTTCCCGTGCGTCTTCCACGGAAAGAGAATAGTCATAGTGATAAGCGCCGACTAACATACCATGGGCATGGGCAGTGTCAACATTAGCTTTGAAGTTTTCATCCCGGCCATGCTTGCCATAGGAGCAGCGGACGCAGCAGAACTTCACACCTTCTGCTTCCAGTTCGTCCCAGGGGATGTAGCTGTTATTTTCAGATACATCAATACCTAAAATCATGGATCATTCTCCTCTCTTAAAAAGGAAAGAGGCACCACAACTATGTGATGCCTCTTTTTGCTGTTGTCATTTTGCAAAGTTTATCAGTGCGTCATTTTCCTGGCGGAACTTTTTGGAACCGCTATGAGTTACTCGTTCGTTGAAAGAACTGTTTCTCTGCTGTCTGTACTGTTTCAGCTTCTTGTTGGTAATTCCAAATTCCTTCATCCGCTTAATATCGTCCGGCGTCCTGGACTCTCCGTTTTCTTCCTTGTCCAGAAGTTCCCGGATAAAGCCCTGCCGTTCGTCCTGTGCTTCGGACTGCCGTTGTTTCTGCACCTGAGAAATATCGGAGTTGATGGACTCGTCAGCCAGCCGGAAGCCTAAAGCCTTGACAATCTTGTCATAGGTGCTGTCCAGTCCACGCATGGTCCGACCCTTCTTGTCCACGGTCTTACCCATGAGAACCTGAGCATAGTTACCCAGGGCCGGGGAGAAACCTTTAAGGACCTGAATCGGATCATTCTTATGAATCCCGATATACATCTGCGTGATGGTGGAAACAGTGGGGCCACCCAGAATATCAACCAGGGTGCTTTGAGGCGGGAGGATGAAGTCGCCCATACCGAACCGCTGAGAAATATCAATGTTGACAGGACGGGCGGCCAGAAGTCCGTACATGGCAATACGTGCAAGGCCGCGCCCGATTTCACTATCGCCAGCAGCATCCATGATGGCACCTTTGATTTTGAGCTTATAATCGATGCCCAGGATCTGCTTGAAGAGGTCATTGAACCAGTCAGTTACAGGAACCTGCATTACGCCAGCCAGGAGGAAATACATTCCCCAGAATTTCAGGGCTTTTCCTTTCGGGCCATTGACGGTAATGTCGTGCATCAGTTCCAATTCCTTTACTTTGTATTTCTGGAATTGGAGCATCAAATCACCGATAACGGACCCCTGTACTTTCCGGAAGGCGGCCGGAGCGTCAACGGGGCTGTAGTCGAAGTTGGATTTCCTGTTGACCATTCTGGCATATTCAATGGCTTCATTGTAGTTCTTTCCTTCGCTGATAGCATGGTAGAAGCCAGAGAGAGCTGCCACCTTTCTGGAGTAGGTATCAAAGAAGGAGAACACTCCCATGGTCTTACTGAGAAGTGCGCGCGGCCGGAACGCGGTGTAGCCACCGGCCCCTGCATCCAGACGGATGTCATCCTGGATGCCACAATCATGCAATATCCGCATATCCTTGAAGCTGGGACGGAGTGCATGGCCTCCGGCTTTCAAGGTTGCTTTCATATCGCCAGTGATACCATAAGCGTTGACAATCTGCCCCAGGTTCAGCAGAGCGGAAGAAACATTGCAGAAGCCCAGCTTGGCAACGGAAATGGTGGAAGTGATACGGTTGGTCAGCTCCAGGGCAGCCCGGTCACCAAATTTGGAAGATACAAAATCCCGCCAGAAGGGGATGCTGTTCAGCCATTCATTGATTCTCATTTCAATGCTGTTCGGGTTCCCGTTTACATCGTTGATGTAGTCCTTGACGTAGTGTGCCAGTTGGTTGTCGTTATAGTCCTTGTTCCAGGCCCCGAAATACCGTTCGAACAGGGAAATGGAGCCGGACTTGAAGGGTTCCAGTGCGATATAACGGGATGCCGCGTTCAGGTAATGGTGCAGCACCCAGTCAATGTTTTCTTCAAAGCCCAGGGCTCCTTTCCGCTGGAGGAAGTTTCCAAAGAAACGATGCCGGTTTTTAGTTTTCACCTTGTCTTCCAGAAATTCCCGTGCTTCTTTCATGGTCATATTGAGCTGATCTTCGCACTTCTTGACCATCTCGAAATACTGACCGTCGCCGATTTCCACGGCCCGTGCATGTTCATTGTCTCCAAAATTGAAGGACTTCGGGGCAATGGTCACATTGTCGGCGTATTCCGGATGTTCCTTGATGTAGGCTTCTGCCTTCTTGTAAGCATCCTTGATGTTCCGTCCGCTGCCGACAACAACATTGTTGCCGTCCTCGTCTTTTGCAACAACAAAGAAGTCGTGGAAGAAGTGAGGAATGTAGCCTTCCAGCTTGTGAATATCCCCACGGCGTTCTTCATAAACAATCTCGTAGTTCTTCCCTTTCTTTTCTTCGGAAAGGACCTGGATGTTAGGATCACTCTTTAACTGCTTCAGCATCTTTTCATCAACAGTATCAGTAGTTCTCCAGGTCTTGGGCCGTTTGTAGGTCACGAGGTATTCATGTTCTAGGCTGCCTTTCTTGGCCGGGCCTCTATCTTCCACGCGGGTAATATCCGCAAACTTATCCTGCATCAGGTCTTTCAGCTGCGGTTTAGTCATTCGCTTCTGAGTGGTTTCCACATGGTTCCTGGTCTCGTTGAGCATGTTGTACACATGGTTAATCATGGCCCTGGTAGCACTATAGGCATTGGCTACATTCTCGGTCACACCCATATCCCGCAATTCTTTCCGGCTGTATTCCTTGCCTTCTGCATCGCCCTGCCACAAGAGGTTGGCCCAGTCCTGCACATCCTGTTTAGAATGGAGGTACAGGTGGTGGATCCGGTTCAGCTGTTTGTTGAACAGGTTACGCAGGTGTTCCTGGGTTTCCTGTGCTTTTACGGCCATTTTGAAGAAAGCCGCAAACCGTTTCACGTGTTCAGCGATATAAGACGGGGACCGGAGCAGGGTCTGGGTAATGCTCATTTCCCTGACAACATCGTCCATGGCCACCTTGATCCGTTCGTTTTTGTCGCCTTTGAGTTTGGTTTTCAGGTTGTCAGCAGCACTTCTGATGGAGAAAGAAACATCATCGGTTGCCAGGTCATCCATGGACCACACTGCTTTATCAGCAGGATTGAAGTCCGGATTCTTGGCAATAATCACATTCCCTTTCCGTTCCACGTCCTTGAAGTAGTCCTGAATTTCTCCTACATATTCAGAGGCTTTCATATTGTTCTGGTAGCTCTGCTGCTTCTGTGTGGCGTTGCCGACTCCACTTTTGTTTCCTTCATAAATCTGGAAATAAGCGGTTCCGTCCTTTTTTAACGCCTTAGCAGCTTGCAGAATAACATTTCTTCTCCATGCTGATTCTTTAATGACATTCAAGACATTAGCTACAGTTACTGTGTCTGCCTTGCCTCTAATGGCCTCCATGGCCTTTTCATTTTCCGCCTTGGTCCGATTATACGGATCGAAAACAATATTTTCTACGTCATGTTGGTTCCTTAGGTATTCAGTAGCTGTGTTGTATTTCCCACCGCCAATATCAATATTCTTCGTTCCCTGCTTCCAGGGGATTCTCTTGAACATGGCAGGGATTTGGTTCAAAGAAGTTCCTGCACTCTTGTATTCCTGCTGCTCAGCCGTATTAGAAGAACGATTAGAGGCTGCTCTCATAGCTGCATCATTGATTTCCGCGGACCGGTTCCAGACGTTCCCTTCGGCTACTTTGCGCATAACGTTGTGGACGTTTTCAACACCGGTCAGAATGGCCTTGGCCTTGCTTACAAAGTCGTTGACTTTCTGGAACAGCTTCCCGTAATAGGATCCTTTCCCTTCGGTGCGCTGCTTCTTCCATTCCTTGTAGCCGTCTGCCATAGCTTCGCTTACCGTCTTTCCTCCGGTGTGCTTGCTATAGTATTTGGTCATGGCTGTCTTTTCCTTGTCGGTCAGGGCCATATCCCATGCCGCGTGGAAGGCTTCATGGTAAGCGGACCCTTCGCTGCTTTCCTGAGAAAGTGCAATCACAGTATCCTTGTTGAGGCCGCCTTGCTTGTAATAGCCTTCTACCACAATGTTCCCGGTGGAGTCCATTCCGTGCTCTTTCCGGGCCTTCTTTTCGGCCTTTTCACCTACAATGATGTTCTTTTCCAGGTCAACGGTAATGGTCCCGGCTGCGGTCTTGACTTTCATCTGGCTGTTATCGATGTCGCTGATTTCAGCCTGGGGGAAAGCATCGCGGACTTCCTGTTTCAAGCTGTCGATAGAACGTTGAATATTGGAGTCGGTGGTCTCGTTGTTATCGTTCAGAGAATCGAAGTAGTCCTTTTCGGTAGGTTCCGTGGAAACATTGTCTTCCTCACGAACGGAATACCGCTTGCCATCATCGGATAAACGGTCCGGCATACTGATATTTTCCAGATTATCAAAGAGTTCGTTGATAGAATCGCCAGGAAGGTCGAATGTTCCATCAGCAAGGGATGCTGCCTTGCTTCTCAATTCCGGGTCGGAATACTTGTCAATAACAACAAGTTTGGTTCTGACAGCGGTTCCAGCCCGTTTAAAGGTAATATCAGGCAGATTGATGGTTGCCATAATGACGCCATCTCTAACACCTCTGTCCTGCCACCGGCTTGCGTCCGGATCACCATTGAACCATTTGTCGAACCGTTTGTTGGCGGCCGGTCCGTCCGGGATAATGGCAATCAGACGGCCTCCATCCTTTAAGTGCTTGTAGGCTTTTGCGACATGTTCTATTGCGGTCTTGCCGCCCAGCCCGAACGGAGGATTCATAACAATTCCGTTGAACTTATTGTGCAGGTCCATCAGCTCAAAACCGCTCTTAAAGAGCTTAACGTTGTTGACGTTGCGCATAAGGCGTGCTTGAAGATCGTTGGAAGGTTCAACAACGGTATTTGAAGTGTTGTTCGGCATCCACCTAGCAATAGCGCCGTCACCGGCAGACGGTTCCAACAAGCTGTCTCCGGGCTGAGCATGAAGCCATTCAACCATCTTTTCACCCAGAGGTTCCGGAGTGGCGAAATAGTCAATTCCCTCCTGAGATCTGGTGCGTTCGTTTCTCTTTTGCTTTCCGAAATAGAAAGCTTTGGCACGGTCAAAGTCATCCATGGTTTCCTGCTGATAGTCGATTTCCTTGCCGCCTGTACCTTCTGTTTTGCTGCCCGGCAGATACTTTTTCCAGTCATCGCTGTCCTGTGATTCTTCATAGGCTTGCACATAGGAATTTTTCAGAGCTCTGGCGTTCTCGCCCATGGCAAGGTTTTCAACCGTCCCTGCGCGTTCTGCCACCTTCTGCGCAAATGCCATTTGTTCGAAGTTGGTTCCAGTGTTCAAGTACCGGAACAGGGCATTGGACTTGTTACCGAAGCGGTAAATACGTCCTTCCTGCTGAATAGCCTCACTTGGTTTAGTAGGCAGGCCCAGGTTAATGAGGACTCTCTGGTGCTTGCCGGTCGTATCATGGAGGGAAATACCAGCCTGCCCGGCATCGGACTGAACAAGAATGATCTTAATCGGGCTGTCATCGTTGTTAAACGCTTTAATGGCCGCGCTTCTTTCCTTTTTAGAAAGGGTGCCATTGTAGATTGCAATACTCTTTCCAAAAGCGTCACTCAGTGTCTCAATGGGAGATTTCAGAGAGGAAAGTTTCAGATGAAGTAAATCCGGTCTTTCATTAATGAAACTTTCATATTGCCTGGTTAATGCAGCTTGTCTTTCAGGTTCGATTTGAGAAAACGCTTTTTCCGGGAGGATGAAGGGATTATCCGCACCGCCTTTATTAAAGTTATGGAAAACAACAACCTTTTTTCCTTCTTTAACGTAGTCTTTGATGATGGGAATAGCGCTCTTTGCCTTGATTGCCTCCAGCAGATAGAATCGATAGAATCCACGGAAGCGCTGGTCCAGAACGTCCGCAAGTGCATCATACTTTTGGTAATGATCGCTCAGCCAGTTAAAACCATCGTCAATCTTTTTGCCTACACCGGCATCCACACGGATGAAGCCGCGGTCATAGTCATAGTCGGAAGAAAGCATCCGGCCATGGAGCGCTCCGCTTTTCATCATCTTTTCGTTGAAAGATTGTTCCATGACGGTGGAATCCACATCTGCGCCAGGTTTGTTCAGCTGGTTGTAACGCATACTATAGCCGAAATTCTCGATGTAGAATTGCTGTTTCCCGTTGGGGCGGTTATACCCCTGTTGTTCCATGGGGCCGTAGTCGCTGTAATTGAACAGGTAGCCGTTGGCATAGTCCAGGTCATTGACATACTGGAAAGGCGTTGCGGACAGGAAAAGAACTTTAGATTTGGGGCGTTTCTTGTACAGTTCTTCTTCCTTTCGGCGGAGCTTATCGTATTCGTTGTATGCCTTGTTGTAGGCATCTTCCTTGTCCTTGATGGCCTCTCTCAGCTCTGCCAGGGTTTCTCCAGGTTTCAGCATCCTATTGGCAAGTCTAGTTTCCAGTTCGTTCAGTTCGTTTCTTTTATTGGTAATATCTTCGTATTCTTTAGTGTATTTATCTTCAAAGTATCTATAGAATCCATCATCGTGGGCGGACATGGCTCTTACGGCGTTCAGGGCCTTTGTGGGTTCGGCTTTTGCACCGCTCATCAGTTTGTGGCTTTCGTCACAAACAATCAGTTCCCAATTCCGTTGGGTAATTTTCTTGTTCTCACCAGCATTGGCATAAGTGGTGGTAACGGGGCCTTTCCCGCTGTCCGTGGTATCTTGCAGCCGGGTCAGCTTGATGTTGAAGCTCTTTTTAGCCGCTTCTTCCCAGCCTTTCAGAATATCGTCAGAGGGCGCCAGGACAATGACGTTTTGTTTTCCTGCATCATAAAAGCGCTTTACAACGCCCATGCCGGTGTAGGTTTTCCCCGTTCCGGTGCCATTGGTAAACATCATGCCATTGGCTTTTCCCAGACGGCCCTCAGCCAACATAACATCGTTGACCTGCTCCGGCGCAAGCATTGGAAGCGCTTTCTTCAATTCATTCAGTTTTTGGTTGTTCTCTTTTTCCTGAGCTTTGGTTACAGGGTTTTCATGCTTGGGTCTGTCTTTAACAGATTTAACAAGCTCTTCAGGTCCTTTTCGTCCATCATCGGGAGCTCCTGCGTAGCTATCTGCAATGCTTCCTGGTAGTTTAGGACTTCCGGCGCGTCTATCTTCGGATTTTTCAGCTTGTACTGTGCTATTGCCAGTCTTTCCGCCAGCAGAGGTGCCACTATCTGAAACGCTACGATTGCCAGTTCCGTGTTCTTCGGGTCCTTCTCCTGTCTTTTCACGATTTTGTCCGCTTCTTCCATCGGATCCGGAGCCTTGAACACGATTTTCCCCCATTGTGTTTTCACCGGCCCCTTTGCCAGTTCGTGGAGCCACTCCGGAAACGCTGCTTTTAACATTTTTCTCAGCCCCTTTCGTGCCAGGTTCTTCTGCTTGTATTATACCATTTTCCTGCTTTGCTTTTGTTTCAGGTTTATCCTTTAATTTTGGCACGTCTACAGCATCGTGACGTGCGTCTTTCAGAAATGCGTCACGGTCTGCATCCGTATTGAATACCCATCCACGTTCACCACCGAACTTGGAATAATGGCCCTTGTGTTCCTTGGCCAGTTTATTTGCTCTTTTAAATTCTCCATTGAGAACACTATACCCTTTTTGGATACCAACACGGGCCCATGTTCGGCCACTTCCGCTGTCGGTTACGGAGTCGGAAAAATAGTGGTCATTCCCATAGCGCTGTTGCTTTGTATCTACGGCTGGTTTAGCTTCCGGAGCAGGTTTGGCTTCTGCTTCTACAGCCGGTTCTGCTTCCTGCTGGTTTTCAGTTTTAGCCGTGCTTGGCACTTCTTCCTGGCTGTTTGCTGCCTGGCTGGCTTCCGTTGCGCCGCCTGTAGTATCATTCGCAGCATTGGCTGTAGGATTTTCCAACCCGTCCTGGGCCTTTTTCCATTCTGCATAGCCGTTCATGAAAGCCATCGTAGAATTGTAATAGGCGTCCGCCAGATCATCAGCCACGCCTTGTGCTCTGCTTATAAAGTTGCCCCAGTCTGTGTCGCGCGCTTTAAGCGGGCCATATTGCGGATTTATCCTGACGGGGAATGTATCTTTATATGCCTCTTTGAAAGTCGGGAACATATATTTGTCAACAATTCCTCTATTAATCGGGTGCATGTTAAAAGTGCCCGCTTTGGCGTCTACGGCCAGTTTCTTGATTTTTTCGGGAGCCCACTTATCAAAGTCGCGAAGGTCAAACTTCATGGTGCGTTTAACCAGCTCATTCTTTTGTTTCAATGCTTTATCAGCGGGTCTGACCATACCGGTAACATAAATATCGTTGCCGAACACTTTTGCAGTCTGCTTATAATCATGGTTAATACCCTGGAAACTGTACTCAAAGTCGGCTTTTCCTTTGGGAACTTCCTGCACCACCTCTCCGGCTGGTTTATTGTTGACGGCTTTTTCAGCCTCCGGCTTTACGTCTTGTTCACTCTTTTCACCAGGATTCCCGGCTTCGTCAGGTTGAATTGGTTCGCCACCCTCAGAAGAAATCTCATCTTCTCCGGCGTTATGTCGTTCACGTGCGTTACCGTTTTCACCTTCTGGCTTCTCAGCTTGTTCAGGTTCGGGGTTGACATTTTGATTCCCCTGTTCAGCATTGCCTTCCTGCGGTAACTCCGTACCCGTCTGCCCCATAGCATATTTATCAGCATCCCCTTTCATTACATGATAGGAATAATCGACGACATCAATCGGTTTAATATCGTCAGGCGTTACACCTTCATCCTGGAAAAGCGCGGTAGCATCTTCTTTCGGGTTCCCCATCTGGTTGATAATGTTGGCCATGGTAGAGAAAAACTCTGTCGTGTTCTTGCTTCCCCGTCCACTTTCGTCTACAAATTGCAAAATGGCATGTGCCTCCGGAGAAAGATCCGGCAGCAGGGCCTGTTCCTGCAAATAGATACTCAGTTTGGCATTGTTCTTTCGCAGGACGTCCAGCCGGTTCCCCGCTTCTGCAATAGGCCCAGTTACGTTGATATTATAACGCATCCCGTCATGGATTCTCTTATTCAGCAGGGCAAAAACAGGAGAAACCTGCACCATAGAGGTAATGTAGCTCTTGATGGGGCTGTCGGTATCCATGGTAACAAGATTCAGCAAACGGTCACTGCCATCCCCGTAGGCCATGGCAAACACCGCATTTCGGGCCCGTTCCACGCCTTCTTTACTGGGTTCCATTCGGTCATTCAGGAGCGGGTTCAGCTTGTTTGGATCACCGCCCGTAATATCTTTCAGAATAGAAAGAACGTAGTCGTTTGCATTGGCCGTGGTTACCAGGGAATGAGAAGTATTGTCGATGAATCTTTCAAGTGTGGAGTCCTTGACTTTTTTGGAGTCAAGCACGGCCCGTTCGGCTGCGTTCATTTCAGCCCCACCGACTTTGGAAGTGATGATCTTTTCCATCTCGCCAGGGGTGGCGTTGACCTCTCTAACAAGGACAGGATTCTTCATCTTGTCAACGGCAGCAGGGTCCAGGCCAAGTCTTTGGGCGTTCGCTTTCAGGGCCTTCTTATAAGCCGCTCCCCTGCCGTTTCTATAGGCCGCCTTGATCCCCATGGCACGGCCATTCCCATTCAAGACAATTCCGTTGGAATTGACTACGGGCGCGCCGGTATTAATCATCTGACTGTCCATCAGTCTGCCGGGGTCCAGCTTATTGGAGATGGAAATAACCTGCTGGCGCATAGTAGCATTATTTCTGTCTCTGGGCTGGAATTGGGAAGGATAGTTGGGATTGGTACGGATGTTCATTCCGCTGTCCGTGTCATGGGAAACTACCAGGTCATTGGCATCTGCCAGCCGGTATTGTGCTTTGTATTTGGTCTGATCGTCGCTTTCGATGGTTGTAGTATTTCCTCTGGGGCTATTGGCATACCGCTGTTCCTGTGCGCCAGAATTAGTTATAGGCGCGTTTTCCTGCATACTGGAGGGATTTACCGTGCTACTGCTTTCCGTGGCCTGTGCGGGTTCCTGGGGAGCCTGCTGGAGCATTTTAGGTTGCTCACGCACCATATCTTCCAGCGCTTTCCGGTCCCATTCGCGGATTTTACTGAACAGGTCCGCCGCCTTTTGGTCCCCCTGCATAGCACGTTGAGCCAGGTTAATAAGGCCGTTGCTGTAGCCGTTGGGGTTATTGACCGTACTCACATTGTAGGGGGTGTATACCTGTCCCATGAAAGGACGGTGAATAAACGGGATCCGGTTCAGATTCTCGAACGTGGGGAGGGTTCCCTTTTTCTTTTGGGCAGTCGTGGTTGTGGTAGCAGTCTGTTTCTGGACTTGCGGACCGGCAGCCGGACTTTTCAAGTTGCCGTTTGAAAGGCCCATTTCGTCCCGGAGCTCAGAAAGGATACGGTTGGTTTCTGCGTCCTGAGCATCATTTTGTTTCTTGACTGCATTATAAACGGATTCAATGACGTTTGGATTCTTGCTGGTCAGTGCTTCATCAATGGCGTTGTTCAGGTCCGGATCATCAAACTGGCGCTGATTCTCTTTCAGGTAATTCAGCTTGTCCTTGGTGTCTTTAGCCGTGGTGAATACATCTTCAATCTTACTGGGGTCATTGGAACCAAGAGCATCATCAATGGTATCCTTCATTCCAAATTCGTCAAATTCCCGCTGATTCTCTTTCAGATAATCCGTCATATCCTTCAGGGAAATACCGCTGACGGTGCTGCTTACACCGCCTCTGGAACGTCTATTGCTACCTCCGTTGTAGTTGGTGAAATCCAGGTCCAAATGGCCGCCTGTGGAATTGGGAGAAGGATTTTCGTATTCGTCCAGAACTTCAATCCCGCGCTTCTCGCACTCTTCGATGAAAGCATGGCGCTTTTTAGCATCGTCCAATACACCGCCAGACACATCCAGCTTCACACCGGCATAGTGGGAATGAGGGCCATCCGCATGGACTCCGGAATCGTTGCCGGACGTAACGGTCAGGGGAACGCCAAAAGTGTTGTAGTACACATCGGCAATATCCGCCAGGCCAGCTTTGGTAATATCCTGGACGTTTTCCACGTCAACGGAATTATCCAGCCGGTCCCATGTTTTCCCTTCGGTGTTCACCATCATTTCAGGAGTAAAGGAAGAACCAGCAGAGGAGGAAACGCCGCCGTTCTGCATTTTGCTCATGACAGAGGCCACATATTCATTGACGGAGGGGCCGTTGTCTAAAGGAGCATCGAAAGGATACTCGTTGCCTTCATCATCAATCCCGGTGGTAAGGCCATCGGCATACCGTTTACCGTTCTGCTCTCCCGCATACCAGGCTGCGGCAGCACCCTCCGGGCCATAGTCCCGCACATACTGCTCCAGCTTGTGTTTTGCCGTGGCGTTGTAATCGTCCACGTTGTTCATGTCACCAACATGGCCTAATGCTTCCTTGGACCATTCATCCCAGTTGGAAGGAAGAATCTGCATGGAACCATAAGCACCAGTCGAGCCATTTACGGCTTCCGTATCCCCGCCGCTTTCTTGTCCGGTAATTGCACTGGCAAGGTCATCGGTCACACTGGAAATGTCTTCACCGGAGGAAGCCGGTGCGGTAGCTTCTTCATTTTCGGAAGATACTGTTTCTTCCGGTCCTTCGGTTGCGGTGGTGTCGATGGTTTCATCTTTCATTTCAGCATCTGAGCCGTTTACAGATGGACCATTATTGTTATTGTCTGGCCCGCCTAATTCAGGAAGGGGCCCGTTGTCGTTCGGATCATTGGGATTAAATTCTCTTGCGTTGGCTTCAATGGTATCACGATCAGCCCATTTCCGGGCAACACGGCTCCCCAAAGCACCCGCACCGCCGAATAGCATGCCAGGGCCAAAGGCGGCCGCGGCTTCATCCTTTTGGCCTTGCGTCCATTCGAACGGATCAACAACGCTGGTCAATCCTCCAGGCTGTTCACCTTTTGCGTAATCACTGGCACCTCTCTGCATGCCTTCTTCCCAGGACTGCTGCAAAGCACCGCCGACAACGCCGGTAGCACCCAAGGCCGCTTTCCCCGCCTTAGAGGAAATGTTTTTTCCGAACATAGTACCAAGTCCCAAAGATTCAACGGAATTGGAAAGAGTCAGGAGCGGGGTCTGGATCAATGCGTTTACGGCAGCAGCCTTTCTCAGTTGGTCCGGATCCGTAATTCCTTCCTCTTTCATGTCCTGGATTACATTACCGGATTCACTGGATACTTCAATAGGGGTTTTGGCTACGTTCGCAACAATCAGGCTGCCGTATTTGCTGGACAGTGCTTTAGCAAGGGAAGGCAGCCCGTGAGCTGCCGCCTTTCCCGCGAAATAGTTTGCCAGGGTGCTCAGATTGCCAACACCGGCAGCCCCGGCAGCGGTTCCCAGTGCCGCCGTTTCAGCGCCCATCATCAAAGCAGAACCGGTCATATTCCCTACATCGTAAGCCAGCCCCTGAGGATCCGTGATGTATGCCATGGGATTGGACGTAATGGTGTCAAAGTTCCAGTTATGGGTCCGGGTGTTTCGTTCTGTAATAGTCTTCAAGTCATCTGCCATATCTCCGCCTACGCCTGCAAAAGTGTCTGCAAGGGTAGCCTGGCCGGACAGGACGCCGGACGCACCGGCCTTAATACCGGAAAGAATGTTGTCTAAGAATCCGGCATTTTCAAAGTTTTCTTCTCTGCTAAGAGGCGCATCTGCATCACTACGCCCCGTAATGGGGTTATAGTAGTATTCCTTATCTTCAATGGCACCGGTATTGGGATCAATACCATAGAACTCGTTTTCTTCTTTGTCGACTTTTTCAAACGGATCAAAAGCCATTGTTCACACTCCTTTTATAGTCCGAAAGCGGACCAGTCTGTATCGCTAAACAGCTTTTCGGCAAGGTCATTGCCATAGCGTTTTCTGGCCGCTTCCATCATTCCTTCTTTGTCTAATCCCTGATCTCCAGCCTGCTGATTGTATTCCAGGGCCTGGGTCCATTCACTCAGCTTCACACGATAGATGTTGTTCAAAGCGGGATCCGGTCTGTCTCCGTAAATGCTTTTATATACCTTGTCTCCCGCTTTTTGGAGCCAGGAGAAGAACCCGCCGGAGGAATCGCCACCTGGGGAAGGCTGAGCCGGGGTGCCACCGCCATCTCCTCCGGTTGCAGGTGTTTCAGCTTCGGGAGGTCCGTCCCATGTTCCGATGCCGGTTTGCCGGACTGCGGCGTCAATTGCATCACTGATTTCTTCCGGGCTGAGGTTGTTTTCAATGCTTGCCAGATATTGATATACGTCCGTGGGGTTGGCTTTCCCGGTTTTCAATACTGTGCCGATTGCCCCAATCAGTTTGTTTTTAGCTGCTGTGCTGGGCTTCGGATCCTCTCCTACGGTTGTATCACCGTAGGCCACAGAGGTCTGCCGGAGCAGGTCAGCTATGTTCTGTGGCTGTTTCTTCAGGCTGCCAGTAAGTCCACTCCGGGAACTGCCGAGTCCTTTGCCCAAGGCAATCTGTACAAGTTGTTCCGGTGTAGCGTTCGGATAGATTTTAGCGGCGAGGGAAACACGGTTGGCAATTTTCTGCTGTTCCGCTTGCAGGCCAAGGCTGGTTTTGTATCTTGCGAGTTCCTTGTTGATTTGCATATTGAATTTGGCAAGGTCTTTGGTGTTTTGCAGGTTATCTTTTGCAAATTTCTCTTTCTGTGCAAACTGATGGTCGGATTTCTTGTACCACTGTTCGTTTTCCCACAGAGTCGGATAGAATACTGCGTTCTTCAGGAACAGGTTAGCCGCCTCCGGATTATCTTTGGACAGCTGTACAATCTTTTCCTGGAACTGTGCGGTAGTCGGGTCAGCCGTAAGCAGGTCTTTCAGGTCAAGCTGCGTATTGTGGTCTTTCACTTTCTGATCGTAGGAATCCGCCATCATTTCCAGGGTGGACATGGTTTTGGCAATCCGGTCCTCGTCAAACCCATCTTTTAACATAGCAAGACGCTGTTGCATCAGCCATTTGGTCTTGTCAAATTCCATCCGTTCGTTAGGGTCCTGTTTAGGGACCGGCTGAGGGGGCGGGAGCTGGCTTGCAACTGCCGTGGACTGCTGTTGCTGATCCGCAGCGGGGGCCGGTGTTACCGGCTGGGCAATATTGCTCCCTGCGTTCACGGTATCAAGCATCTGTTGAACTGCCGGGTCTCCTGCGTTCTGTTGCAGGGCGTTCCCCACCTGCTGGAGTTCCTGTGCCTGCCGGAGCTGGAAATTAGATGGGATAATGGCTTCCGGGGAAGTATCTACAGCAGCCCCGCCAACTCCATTCGTGTTGGCTGTATCAGCGGGGCTTGATTGAAAAAAACCGTTGCCGGAAATCCCTAAACCGGGTTGCTTCCCGTTTCTAATCTGCTGTTCCAGCTCCAGCTGGTCAAGGACCTTCATACGCGGATCCTGCTGATAGTCAGTAGAACCGATAGAAATAGCGGGCTGCTGTTGAGCCACTGCCGTGGCAGCCGGGGTAGTTTGCGCGGCCGGGGCCATATTCCCGGAAATCCCGATACCACCGGTGGCGCCGGGAGTACCGTTGATGATATTGGCGTCATTCTGCATGCTCTGTTCCCACGCCTTTTGCGCGGCCGGGTTGTCCTGCAAGGGGGTGATCTGCTGCGCGTTGGGAATGGAATTGTCCCCGATGGAAAGCTGGTCCAGGGCCTGGGCCTGCTGTTCAGGAGTGACAGTCGGTTCAAATCCGTTCAGGGAAGCTGCGGCGTTCTCCAGGATTTTCTGTTCACCGCGCTTATTGTAGTTGTCCGCAATCGTGGACCCGGCTACATATCCCAGTGCAAAATAGGGATCATTGTAGGCCAGTTTTGTCCAGTTCACTTGCGGTTTCGTGTTTTTCGGTGCGTACTTAGCATAGGTATTCGTTACAGTGCTAGTTGCCATTATACCCTCCTATAATCACCATTCATCGGTTCCACCCACGGCTACAATGCCGTTGGCATAATACCGGTTGTCACCAGTCAGTTTCATGTCGTATACCCTTGCAGATTCAAGCGGAGCATAGCCAAATACGCGCGCCGTTCCGGATTCCGTGAGGATCGTATCCCCCGCATGGAGTTCTTTCAGGGTTGCCAGGGTGCCATCTTCCTTGATGAAAGGCTGGGTGAATGTGGTATCCACTTTGAAAACATCATCACCATCAAAGGCAATCAGACGGAAGGTGTCTGCTCTGCCGTTCTTCAATACATCCACAACGGTTTCAACGGTTTCTTTTCCGTCCTTGGAAGGACAAACGACCTTGTCACCCGGTTTAATTGCAGAAATTTTTTTGGTTCCTTCCGGAATTTTAATTTTCGTTTCGCCGGTAAAACAGAAAATACCGCCGCTGTTGGAAGCATAGCCAGCCAGAAGGCCACCAAAGAGGCCGCTGCCCCCGCTGGTTTTCTGGGTAGCCGTGGTAGTTCCCTGACCGGAAACACCTGCAAGGGCGCTGTTGGTGGCACCATTGAGCCCCAAAGAAGCGTTCCAAAGGTTGAGGGCGGGCTGCTGGGCTGCTTCCTGGGCAGCTGCACCCGTGCTGATTCCAGCATTGGCTCCGCTCATTTGCTGGCCATACAGCTGGCTGAGAAGGCCGATATTGCTGGTGTAGGCGTTGGCCATGGCCTGAGAAGCAGCATCGTTGATGTCTGCAATCCCCTTATTGGTCACGCTGGAATTTAATACACCGTTTGCGCCCAGAGTGTTGAGCATGTTCCCCATGGAGGAATTGACTCCCTGCTGGATTTGGTTCTGCATATTCTGGGTATAGGCTGTAGGCAGCTGGCCATTAATCAGGCCCTGTACACCCTGCTGCGCGTTGGCAATCTGTCCCTGGGCGTTCTGATTCAGGCTGTTAAAGTCAACCTGGGTGGAACCGATGGAGTCCTGTAAAATGCTTCTGGCCACATTGTTCAGCCACAATGCGTTGGGGGAAACAGCTTCGGAATAGTCCGCCGCCTGGCGTTGTAGCCGTCTTTCTTCTGGTGTCGGCGTGTAGCTCTGGACCGTAGTGTGGCTGGAGCCTTTTTTGTGGAGCTGTAAAACTAAATCAAACATTCTTTTATCACTCGCTTTCCCTGGAAAGGTTTGGAGCTTCGTGGCTCATGTACTCCGTTACCCAGTAATCAGGACGGTGGGAAATCTCATTGATTCCCTTGAAGGTAATCACCACATATCTGTCCAGCTTATCTTTACAGATGTATCTTTCCTGTCCATTGATGTGCTGTTCCTTGATAATTTTCCATCCCCAAAAACGGATATACGGTCTGATTTTCCGGGTGCAGATGGTGCTGATACATTTCAGGCCATTCTGACGGCAGTACAGTTCTGCCAGGTCCCGCCAGAATTTAGCATCTCCGCAAAGGTCATAGATGACAAAGATGCCCGTTTCCCGTTCCGGCTTCATAATACAGATCCCGCGGTCCTCCAGAAAGTTGAGGGTAAAGCCAGGAGGAACAGATACATAGTCCCCCGTCTTTTGTTTGTATAGAGCCATCCATTCTTCAAATGTCCTTGCGTTCGCTCTCGTGATTTTCTTCTTTTCTGATTCCATCCGTTTCTTTTCCTCCTTCCGCAGGCGACTGCTTCTCTCTGCCGCCCGGTTTCTTTTGCACCGGTGGAGGCGGTGCAGGAACTTTTTCATCGGTTTCCCAGGTGTCTGGGATTCCATCCTCGTCCTTGTCCACCAGGGCTTTCCCCAACACACAGAACGTGCCGACAACGGCCACTCCGAAATAAGTCCCCGCGAACTGGTTGACCGCAGCGTAGTTGACTTTCCCAGTCACCCAGAATTCCAGCAGGAGCCCAACTAAATAGAGGCTTCCCACACTGATGAAGATTCCCGCATAAAGAAGCAGGAACAGCCTGGGGAGCCCTGTAATTTTCATTTTGGTTACGCCTCTATTGAGCGTCCGGATCCATTTGCTTATTCTGTCCATGATTCAATTTTCTCCGGCATAAAGATTGATAAAATCAATCGCAACATTCCCGTTTGTCTCAATCCCCAGAACAGAATCCCGGCATACGGAAAAGCAGTGTACTACCCGGCGCTTTCTTCCCACAGGAAATATTACTTCTTTATTCGCCCATTTCAGGTGAAGCTTCCCGGATCCAGTCACACCAACATCAAACTTCCTTGTGATAATGCTTGTGGAGGACGAAAGTTGACGTGTGACGAGTTTTTGCTCAATGGGAGTACCGTTATCTGTCGTGTACCGTTTCGCCCATCTATATAGCGATTTTCCGCCTGCTATGATGATTCCGTCCTGTGTATCTGCCATGTCCTTTATGTCCAGGGGAAAACTCAGCTCCACACAGGCGCCCATATCATACTGGAGACAGTACAGGCTGCCGGTGTTGGCCTTTGTGTCCGGTTGGATAATCAGCTGCCGTTTGCGGACAAGGTTGTACAGCCTTGGCTGGTTCACTTCTTTTTCCAGGTTCCGGTTAAACTTCCTTCCCAATTCGTTGATGGTGAAGTTCCCATAGTTCTGAACAGCTTCCAGAGTCCGCAGACCCTTATTAGTGCAGAAAGCTATGCTGCTTCCCAGTACAATGATCCCGTCCGCGGTCAGCACGTCCGAATTATCTCCAGCAAGTGAAGTGTTCCAGCTGGTGTAGAATCCGTTGGTATCGTAGACCTTTCCGTTGCTCTTGAAGGTGGCAATATCCCCGCTGATGGGAAGAACTTTGAAAATGTCGCCGTCGTCCTTATAGCCGACTTCCAACCACTTGGAGGAACTATCAGAGTCGGTATCTTCTGTCCACCCGGTTTCATATGGATCACCGGTTGCAGAGTAGTAAATGTTGTCGTCCCCCATACAGGAAATGACCAGCCTGGATTGGCTTTCCCAAACATAGTCACAGTTATAAGAGGCGGCAACAGTTGTTACCGTATGAGCGGAAGGGTCATAATACTGGAGCTTTCCCCCGCTTGCGATGAACACCTTGCCATCAAACCGACAATAGTTCGGCTTCCTTGTTCCGGTCAGCGTTCCCACCTGGTTGTGCAGGGTATCCAGATTTTCCTCCCAGATGCTTCCATCGGTCAGACACACAAGGAACTGGTTCAGTCCATTGTTGTAGAACACGGAAAGGATTTCCTTGTCATAGGTAACAAGTGGGGCCGAAGTACCACCCCGTGTTACCAGCCTGTTGAAGTCATATTCAAAATTCTCAATAACCTGGTATTCGTTTTCCTGTAGTTGCTGAGGGGGAACAGCAGTATTTATGCCACCGGTAAAATCGGAGCAAGAAAGAATACTGATATTCTTTTTCTCCATAGCCGCCATATCTTTCGCCACCTTCTCCCGTCATTCTCCTCTTGTTTTCATCTTTAACACTTCTGCGTGTTTGGAGTTCATCACTCCGTTTTCTGCTAGCTTTTCATAGACTTGATAGACCTCCTCGAACCTTCTTTTTTCTCCATCAGTAGGCGGATGCTTTTGAAACTGAAGATACATATCATCCAGGCTGGCCATAAGCATTAGCTGCATGCCTTTTCGAATGGCCTTTAGGCCACTAAAATAAGCGTATGCGTATCCGCTTACGCTACCAATAGCTATTCCGACTATGACATTAACAACATTAACAAGAATATCTTCCATCATTTCACTCTTTCATCCTTACGTTTAATTGTGTTGCCCATAGTTTTCATCTTCTGAAATTCACCTGAAAGGTTGTGATCTTTTTGCGATTGCCAAACGGATTCGGAACAGTTTATAAATTATCCGGGAATAGGCGGAGACCTTTTGTTGTCAAAAAGACAATATCTGGTAAGCAAAAACCTCTTGGATATTTTGAGACTCATGACGCAGCCCTCACTTTTTTGCTCAAGATAAATCACGAGCCTCATGGGCTCACAGCGACTTTTGCCGACATCTACCAGCAATGGCGGGTGGCCAAATGGCCGACCATCTCAAGATCCAGCCAGCAAGCCTACGACATCTCTTATAGGCATCTCTCCAGGCTGCATGACAAAACCATGAGCCGGTTAAAATATCTGGACCTGCAGGCCGCCATGGACGACGTAAGACGGGTGGCAGGGTACAGCACCCAGAAAAAGTGCCGGGTACTGATGAGCCAGCTGTATCAGTACGCCATCAAGCGGGAGATGGCCAGCACTGACTACTCCCGCTATGTAGAGATTGACCGCCACCACGTGGTCTACAAAAAGCGTCCGTTTACCACCCGGGAGATCAACCGGCTCTGGCGATCCTCCGAAAGTGATGTTGTCCAGGACATCCTGATCTTAATCTACACGGGGCTCCGGATTGGGGAGTACCTGGCTCTGCGGCCCCAGGACATCAAACTCCGTGAGCGTTACCTGGACATCCGGCACAGCAAGACGGCGGCAGGGATCCGACGAGTGCCGATAGCCAGGCGAATCCTGCCGTTTTTAGAGGCCCGGAAGGCCCGGCGGTACATCTGCCAGTCACCGACGTATGACAGCTTCCGGCGGCGATTTGACGCCGTCCTCAAGCAGCTGTCGATGCACCATAGCCCCCACGAGTGCCGCCATACCCTGGCCTCCATGCTGGACTCCGCCGGGGTCAACGACACTGTAATCAAAATGATTTTAGGTCACGCCAGGAGAGGCGTCACAAAGGCCGTCTACACGCATAAAACCTTGCGGGAGCTCCGAAAAGCGGTCGATATTTTGTGAGTAACGTGGTGTTAGATGCCCTGGCATGATGCCATGGGCTGGCTTATAGACTGCGCTAGCGGGTGTTTGGCTTGTGCTTAACGGTGGGATTTTTTCGGTCTGTCAAGGGGATAAAATGGTGTCGTCTTATTCCGAAGTTGTAGTCCTTTTTGACCACCGATGAATTGCCGCACGTATCTGCCAAGGCGGCTTATTCTGCTATGGGCACACCACTGGTGGTCGGCGATGCCGATGGCACCGGCCCCGATGTGCTAGCATTTCCCATAACCGGCTTCACGAAGCATTCTGTTGGGGGAAACGTAGTAACCAGCTTTGGTGGCGATAAGGCCCACGAAAATACGCCTCTTTCCATCGCTGCATATGGATGGAAACGAACTGGTTAAGGCCCCCCCACCGATGAGTTGCCGAAGATTAAAGGCGATGCCCAGTTCCGGTTGCTAAACGGAAGCAGCAATATTGTGGGTGATTTAAATGATGACCCAAAGCAATCTGGAGCCTTTTCGTATAACCCGTCTGCTGGCCGCATATGGAGCGGCACTATGCAAGTTGGACCATCGTCCACCCGCAATACGGACGTACTACACCTTGAATTCGGGAACAACGTACCCCACAACAACTTGCCCCCATCCATCGCTTGTTATGGCTGGCGTAGGACCGCTTAAGCCGTGCGTTTCCAGCAGTATGCCGCTACAGATGGTTGGATGTTGTTGTGAGGAGCATCTTTACCAAACGACAGTTTTGCCGTATGGTAAGTGGTCCAGGATTCGCTGTGGTCACCTTCAAAAGCATAAGTTCGTCCTTGTTCTGGGTCTTGGTACGAAAAAACGCCGGTTGCATAACGCTCAAAAATCCCTCCGTTTTCTCCGTTCCGGCTTCCGATTGTGCCAGAGATAGATGGCAACTCATCGGTGGGTGAGAGGATGTTTCCGTTCGCCGTATTTCTGGCCTGCCGTATACGTAAAGCTGCCATAATCATCGGTGCCACTGCCCTGTGCAATCAGCGTGTAGCCAGCTGGTAGTGCTTCCCACGTGCCAAAGCCCAGGATGGCGTTGGGGTTGCGGGAGTCGGTCAGCGATGTGTAGATGCTGCCGACAGGAAAAACCTTTTGCAGGGCGGAGGTGATGCCAGCGTTGACCGTGGTCGTGATGAGCGTCTTGAGGGCGGCGATGTCGATAGTCTGCCCCTTGTCGTCGCTCGTCGCAGCCGTGGCGTGGGCCACGTTGTTGACCTTGGCCGTGGTTTTGGTGGCGTCCTTATGGATAAAAGTTATCGTATCGTTTGATACGGTGGTGGACATGACCGCTCCGGCCAGCTCGGTCTTGGTGTAGTAACTGGACAGGTCTACCGTCCCGCTCTGGTCATCCCACCCGCTGCCGTTGTAGACCAGGTTATCCCCAGCCTTAATAGCCGTGCCGTTGGCATCAGTGCCCCCTGCCGTCTTGACGTTGTACATGTCCCCGGTGCTGAGACCGGTCGTCGGCAAGGCGGAGTAGCTGGCCACGGAGCCCTTGTACTTGACCGCACTGGTCAGCGCCTGCAAACCGCTGTTGACCTGGCTCTGGATGTTTTGACAGCTGGCCAGGGCCGTCTTGGCGTTGGTCTCATGGGTAGCTGCCGTGGATGCAGAGCTTGCTGCGGCGCTGGCGGATGATGCTGCTGCCGTCTGGCTGTTTTTAGCAGCCGTTGCGGACGTGCTGGCAGCACTGGCGCTGTTGGCGGAGGCCGTAGCGCTTGTACTGGCATTAGTTGCCTCGGCAGAGGCCGTGGAGGCAGAGCTTGCCGCACTGGATGCGCTGCTGGCCGCTGCTGTTGCCTGGTCCTTGCTGTACAGAGCCCAGGTCTTAGAGGATTGCGTCTTGCCCGTGGAGCTGTCTGTGTCGGTTGCTCCGTCAGGGGACTCCGTGGAAGTTGCCCATGCTTTCGCTGTAGTGCTTTCGTTACTAGCAGCCGTAGCGCTGGCCGCTGCGTTCGTTTCAGAGGTTTTTGCTGCCGTTGCTGACGTACTCGCCGCTGTTTCACTGAGCTTGGCATTACTGGCAGAGGTGGCCACCGCGCTTGCAGAACTGGCAGCCGCCGTAGCACTGGAAGCCGCGTTTGTTTCTGAGGTTTTAGCATTTGTTTCCGAAGCACTAGCCGCAGTCTCGGAAGCCTTAGCGTTTTTCTCACTTGTTGCCGCAGCTGTGGCGCTGGAGGTGGCATTTGTCTCGGACGTTTTCGCATTGGTCTCGGAGGTGCTGGTAGCTTTCTGAGAGGCAAGAGCCGCCGTTTCGGAAGCCTTGGCGTTGATTTCGCTGGTTGCCGCTGCCGTTGCGCTGTTAGCTGCTGCCGTAGCAGAATTAGCCGAACTGGTGGCGGAATTGGCTGCGTTCGTAGCACTTGTGGACGCATTGGTTTCAGAAGTTTTCGCTGCCGCCTGGGATGCTGCTGCCGCGGTCTGCGAAGCCTGAGTTTTTTTCCCCGCTTTCTGAATTTCTTCATAGATGTTGTCATACTGGTTCGGAGTGCTGTCCTGGGGGATTTCATTGGTTGTCAGGCCGCTTTGCCCCACTCTAATGTCCAGGCTGTTGACGGTAATGGTTTTCACCGTGGTCCCGTCACTCTCTGTTTTCTGACCAAATACATTGACGTTAAAAGTCCCTTCTCCCTTTAGAACTTCCCACGGAATGATACAGTTGCCGTTGTTGTCGATTTCCTCATTGAAAAAGAGCGGCTTACCGTCTGTGATAAGGTCGCTCTCTGTTCGTTTGAACTGTGCTGTTTTATTGGTCCCGTCCCAGTCCTCTGTGAACTGGAAGTTTGCCTGAAGGTATCCGCTGGAATCAGCTACCACAGGATCACGGGATAACAGATACAAGGTCTGATACTTCACATAGAATTTTAGAATCAAGTCGTTTCACCCTCCTTCTTCAAATCCCGCTTACATCAAAAACGATAAAACAGGTCGGATTTGCTGTCCACGTAGACCCTGCCGCCGTTGACTGCATCATGCAGGGTCTCCAGGTCGTTGGCCACGTAGTCCAGCCAGCCGGTGCCCTCGGAGTTGGCCAGAGGGGTCTTTTTACCAAAGGCTCCGTCCTGGATGATGCTGTCGTTGGCATCTCTCAGCTCCGGGTGCTGGTATGCTTGTCGTTTCATTTCTCCACCTCCTTGGGCGGGTCGTAGACCAGGGCTCCGTCACGGAGGACGTAGTCGTGAGGATTGTCAACCATTTTCTCGCTGCCCAAAACGGTAGTACCATCCACTGGCCCCGGCATTTGGTCAGCAAACCCGTAGCATCGTTTGGTCTTATCGTCGATTAAGTAGTAAAGCATCATTTCACCCCTATAATCCAGTAGGCCACCCAGTGGTCTTTAACGTTGTTATCGCAGTAGTATGTACGGCTACCATACGCGCTTTTTAAAGTGTCGTTGTTGCTAAAGCTGTTGGTGTCAGTGGTTGATGTCACTTGATACGGTTGGTCCCACTTGCGCCAAACGCCGTCACGTTCAACCCCCCCTTGCGTATAGCACCCCCAGATGCATTGACTCTCTGTATACCCGGCAGGGAGTGGCACGGTGACACACCCGTTATTAACATCATCATCGGCCCATAAAACCCCACGCATGATAGTGACTGCTCTCACGTTGTACCCATTAATACGGATTTTGTTGCCGTCGATTGTCCCTGATTTCAAGGTTGCTCCCGTGATATTTCCGCTGTCGTCCACGGTAAAGCTCCCGGAGCTGTTTTTAAAATTCGTCCCGACAATCTGCGTGCCCGTGATGGTGCCGCCTTTTAAAGAACCCACATTGGCACTGATAGCGCTTAAGCTGTCCACTTTGATTTTTCCAGCGGTTACTGCTCCAGCAGCTATGTTTTCTGCCAGGACAGCGCTTGCTCCGATTTTCCCGGCTGTAACGGCGTTGGCTGCAATCTTTTCCGTAGTAATTGCCCCGGCCAGAATCTTGTCTGCGTTGACAGCATTGGTAGCAATCTTTTCCGCTTTGACCGCTCCATCCTGAATCCAGTCAGAACCAACTACCTTGGTAACGTCAGCATTGACCGCTTCGGACCATTCCCCATTCCCGAAGCAGTCATAATAGCGGTATTTGAAGTCGTAATTGCCTTCAAGAATCCCGATTTGAAATACACTGTTCTCAGTATAGAAAGAATGTTCATCATTCGTACTTGTATTGGTTGCAAGGATTTCCATGCCCGTACAGTTTACCGGCAAGGAGGCCATGTGAACATTGAATCCCTGGAACAGGTTTTCAATCGTTGGGGCCGTAGGTGCTGCCGGCTGTGCCAGTTCATACTGGTGTGTCATTGAAGAACCATAGGTGCCAAAGACGGACCGTGCAAAAAGATAGGCGGTGCCGGACCGTTCACTGGGTACAGCATCAGACGTAAGGGCGCTGGTGCTGTCCAGCATCCCTTTATACTTCCCTGCGTCCGTGTTTTCCCGTAGTTCGTAGCCGTCAAAATAATCCTGCGTGTTGACTGCCGTCCACTGCCAGTGTGGTGTCCCGCCTTCCCATGTAACGGTGAACTGATCCGGAGCGGTAGGAAGGTGGCTGGAACCCTGTACGGTTATATCTGCCATTGGAGCTGCATCGAAATCACAGCTAATACCAAACTTATTAATGGCTACCACCTTAATGGTGTAGGTAGTTCCTGCTGTCAGTTTCTTTACGGTATAGGTTACTCCGTTGGCGTTCCCTGCATATTGATATTGGCCGGTAGTTCCGGCCTTGTACCATACGGACGCGCCACTATAGCCGGTCACTGTTCCCTTCTCCCAGGTAACGTATACATCGTTCTCCGGGTAGCCTAAATCATCGGTCACATGTTCTTCCAAAAGGGTAATGCCTGTAGCTTGTCCATAGGCCGTTGAGGTGTTTTCAATGGCCTCTGATACACCGCTTGAAACATTCCCGGCGAACTTTAACAGGGCCTTTTTCAGCTGGGCAACAAACGTGCGCCCGTCCCCGGATACACTGTTGGGAATCTTTTGAATATCATCACTGGAAAATTTGTTGTCCGCCATGGTTCACATCACCCCTGTGGCTGATTGGCTGCCGTAACAGGCCCGTTGACCGCCGCAGCGATAGCCTGGTTGATTTCATTCAAAAGGGCTTTGTCCTGGCTAACATCAAGTGCCTGCTGATTCTGGCAATAGATAGCAGCCAGCTTGATGCATACCTGATTTAAGGCCAATTGGGAGAAAGGCATATCATCATCCAGTTCCACCCTTTTCGTATTGGCGAAATACCGGATGGTAACGGGCGGATCGTCCAGGGTTTTAATCGTGCTGCCGGTAATCTTGATAGGGAACTTCCCTGCTGTTCTGACAAATTCTTTTGGAAGTGCGGTTTCCGTTTCCGTCAGTGTTAAATCATTGAGGAACAAGGGGGAACCGGCACCCACAAGGAAAGAGGAAACGTATTGAATGGCCTCGTTCAGGTAGCTCAGGATTTCATTATCATCCAGCCCCACTTCATCGCGGTCGTTGATTTTGTCCCGGATCTGATTGATAGCCACATCCACTAACATGTTCATTGTTTCATTCGTCCTCCTTCCTTATCAGCACATAAACGGCATTTTGATTTTTACATTGGAGTATCTTCTCTCCGGAACAATGCTGCTTACAAGGCGGTTTACTTCGCTCATAAGAACGTCATTGTTGGGGTTCTGCTCCAGGATCATGGCTACAATCTTCACAATGCAGTCAAAGAAAATATCCGGGAGGTCAATGGCATCCGTTTCAATGTCCTCTATCTCGTTTAATTTGCCACGATACAGGAGGTCAAAGTCGCTTCTGGCATAGATTCTTCCGGCGAATACTCTATAGGTCCCAAAAGGAAGTTCGCCTTCCAGGGTAACAGGAGAAAGGTGGTATTTATCTTTTGCCCTTGCCACCCGGACTAACAGGATGAAATCGTCCGGCAGCTCTGCCCCTGTCTTTTCAAAGTCGTAGTGTTCCTTCTCCGGATCATCTGCACCCTTGTTTTCGTTGTATTCATCAACTTCCTTGTTCATCTCATCAACGCGGTATTCCTTGATTTTCTCCAGGAAATCGCTGTTGCTCAATGCGTAGGACTGATTTAAATATCGGATGGATTCATTAATGGCATTGAGCATATCATAGCCGGAATACTTGACTTCATCGTTGTCATTCAGCTTATACCGGACCTGACGGGATATTCTTTTTGCGGTAATACTCATATCTCTACACCCCTCTTTTAAAAGAACCGGCGTTCATGTTCCATACACAGCCGTGGGTTTTCCTTCGTCCATTTTCTGATCTGGGCAACGTATTTGGCTTCTTCTCCCACAGACCGGTAAAAGGTGGCAAGGCGTAAAGTCGGGTCCAGGGTCCACAGTTCCTGGGGAATAGCAAACATAATCTGCTTTTCATCGCTTTTCCCCTGATTGATGGTGTTGCCGACAATCTTGGAAATCTCTACAGCATCCAGGGCGTCCCGCAGGTCAACCTTATTGGTCAGTGCGACACCGCCTTTTCCATCGTTTAAATCCGTGAGTTTCTGCTCATAAATGGCCATTTTGTGAATCACTTCCGTTCCTTTTCATGGTTAATGCTAAAAAATAAAGCGTACACAATACGGGCTGTTCCACATTGTGTACGCTGCTTTTGTTTTAACCATGCACCAGCTTTCTCGGCCGGTGCATAGTCAATCATTGGAATAAGGTCAAATCTTGATATTGGTGATGGAACCGTGAGCCTGGGGCTGAGTGCATTTCAGGCCAATAGAGCCTTCAATGACAAATTCAGAATAGTTACCTTTCTTGGCAAGGCCGGTAACTTCATGCGTGCGGTCGAACCATTTCAGGGTCATATACTGAGTGTCGATAGCATCGATTCTATCATTCGGATAAAACAGGTGCGGGTGGGCGGTAACAATACCGAAGTCGCTTTCGTAGGTATCTGCTACCAGGTTCAGTTTCTTTTCTGCACCCTTCCGGATGTTGGTGGAGTTAGCCAGCAGCTGTTTGCTGAACCGTCTCTTGTTGATGGGGTTCATCCACAGGTCGCCAGGATGGGCACCGCGCAGCTGTGCTTTGTACAGCATGGAATCAATGTCATCCAGGGTGGATTCTGCTTTGCCGCCCAGGTCTACCACGTTGTTCCGTTCTACCTTCACATTGGTGCCTGCATCGGTGGGTTTAACCTGTTTGGAAGCAACTGCATCAATAGCGCCTTTCATGGTGCTGTAGATGTTGAAGGTGGTGGAGGACTTTACGTTCACATAGTAAGGAACGTCAGCTTTCAGTCCGGTAGGCAGGGTATCAGCCACAAAGAAGATGAAGTCGCCGGTGGACAGTTCATGATTTGCGGTGGTGGTGCACAGGCCGGAGGTAGCAACGTTTACTGCCAGTGCAGAGGAATTCAGGAAATAAGGAATACCGCCAGTTTCTGCCGGTACGGATGCCGTGCCTTTTACTCTGGCTTCATTGGTTACCAGGGCATATTCGATGTCTTTGGCATGAGCCAGGAAAGCGTTCTGTTTTTGACGGACGAATTCATCCTGTTCAGTGTAGATTTTTTCAGTTTTCCGCTGCATGTCGGATACCCAACCGGTGTTCTGGAAAATCTGGACGTTGTTGGACAGGCTTCTCAGACTGCCGACTTTTTCCGTCTTGTAATCTTCCTTTTCCAGATGGGCGTTCTTGATGGGTGGGCGCAGGGCCTCAGTGATCCAACTAAATTCAGGTTCCTTTGCATTTGCGTCTGCCGTCAGGCTGGACAGGAAAGGAGTCGTAGTCGGGTCAATGTTGGTAATAATCGGGGAGAAATCTTCCGCATTACCAAATGCTTCAAAGGTTAAGGACTGGGATTCGCTAGGACCGGGATCTCTAATTACTGCCATTGTAGTC